CGAGAGACGAGACAAAGAAGATCCTGTTCATCATGACGACGACCTGGGCGAATTACAGGCCAACCGTGAACAGCGCATTTATTGACGTATGGCACGAAATGCTCGGGGACATGGACTACAGCCTTGCCGCGGCTGCGCTGAAAGCCTACGCACAGACGGACCGGAGCGGCTTTGCTCCGTCGGTCGGTCAGCTGAGGGCGAAAGCTATGGATTTGATAAGCGAGGAAGAACTGACGGAGGGCGAAGCCTGGAACCTTGTTGTCAAAGCTGTCTGCCGGTCATCGTACTACGCGGAGGAGGAGTTCGACAAGCTGCCTCCTGCGGTACAGAGGGCCGTGGGCGGTCCGGAAACACTCAGAGAGTGGGCGATGAGCGAAGACGGCCTCGATTATGTGCGGGGATCGTTCGGGAGATCGTACAGCATAGCAAAAGACCGGGAACGTGAACGGAAACAGATCAGCCCGGATCTCCTGGGAGTGATTGACAAGCTGATGCTGAAGGGGGACTCGGAGTGAACAAGTATTTCAACGAACCGACAGAGGTGGACGGGATCAGGTTCGACTCTAAGGCCGAGGCCAGGAGATACGAGATCCTGAAGAACATGGAGTCTTTGGGTTACATCAAGAATCTCCGGAGGCAGGTCAGCTATGAATTGATCCCGAAGCTGAAGGGGAGGAAGAAGACATACAGGGCGACAACTTATGTCGCGGACTTTGTCTACGAACTGGGCGGGGAGACGATCGTCGAGGACGTAAAGGGCTACATGACGGAAGTCTACAAGCTGAAAAAGAAACTGATGCTTGAGCGGCACAACATCGAGATCACGGAGGTGAAGTGATGGAAAAGCAGTGGCTGAACTACAACACGACCCCGGAAGAGGTCGCAGACATGGACGGCGTTCTTTCGAGAGAAGCCTACAGACGTTTCAAACAGGTGAACCGGAGGGACATGGCGGTCGTCTTAGCCAGGCTCTACCACCTTGGAATGGTGGACGGAGCGGAGCAGGCCAGAGAGAAGGCCGAGGAGACTGAGGAGATCCACTGGGACGACATCATGGACGAGATCCGGAAGGTAAAGGGCATCGGGAAGGAATTGTCCGAACGGATCAACGCAGCAGTCACGGGGAGGTTTGACAATGACACAGAATGACAAAGTCCTGAATTACATGAAGAACAACGGGAAGATCTCACAGAGGGACGCGGTGAAGTTCGGGTGTTACAGATTATCGGCACGAATCCACGACCTGAAGGAAATCGGCTATAAGATCGTCGCTGAGACGAAGTATTTCAAGACGGAGGACGGCGCGGGGCATTATGCGGAGTACAGGCTTGCCGAACCGGGTGCATGAAGACCCGCGGGACATCGACGGAGCATTCAGGGCCTTGGCCTGTGCTGTCTGTGAGAAGGCAGTGAGCGACTACAGGCAGGCCCTGAAGAGCGGGGATCACTTCAAGATCGAAACGATGGAGAAGTTCTTCCTGTCGGAATGGTTTTATCAACTGTCAAACGGAGCGGTCGAAGGTGAGGCCGTGATCGAGGAGGTCAGGCGCCAATGGGCGAAGCAAAAGATGTTAAGGCGATCTTAAAATCCTACATACCGGCCCGGAACTACGCCATCAAGTGCATTCAGGAATGGGACGAGGCAGAGCAGATCTCCGTCCGGTCGCCGAAGATGGACGGGATGCCAAGGACCGGCGGGGTGCACGGCTTAGAGATGCAGGTCGCCATGATCGAGAAGGCCAGGAAGAGGGCCGAGAAGGAGCGTGACCGGGCGCTGAGGATTCTGGACGAGTGCGAGAAGATGATCGACTCTCTGGAGGACTTCGACCAGAGGAACGTGCTGCGGAAACGCTATATCGACGGCATGGAGTGGTCAGAAGTCGCGATCTATGCCAACATGGCAGAACGGACGGTCTTCTACGTCCACGGGCGAGCGTTAAACGAACTGAGGAGGAGGGAAAATGATAAGACGGAGAATTGATAGCACGATAGAAATCTGGACCACAAACTACATTAACTTTCCAAATACCAGGGCGCAGGAGGATCGCGACAAAGAAATCGAGCAGATTGAGGCCATCCCGGGAAAACAGGACTTCATCGTTGAAGTCTTTAGGCCGGCGAGGGGAGGAGGGGAAAATGAGCATACTGATTAAGGGACTTAACCTACCCAAAGACGGAATGTACTTAGACCTTGTTATCACAGAAGACGGATTGGTGCGGTGCTACGATGCGGAAGATGAGATCGTCGCAGAGGCTGTGGAAGTCCCTGATCACGCAATAATTTGGGGAACAAAGGCCGACGGAACACCTGTTTTGATGTTTTTACAGACAGAAAGCAAGGAGGAAAAAGATGAGCATACTGATTAATGGCATGAAGATGCCGAAGTTTTGTGCAGTATGTTGCATTGCTGATTGGGAATATGATTGTTGCCCTGTGGCTGATCGAAAAAACATAAGAATAACTGACACAAGTTGCAGGCCGGACTTTTGTCCACTTGTAGAACTACCCGACCACGGAGACCTTATAGACAGAGAATATGCCATTGCAAGTGGTTGTTCAGGCAGAATAAGAGCATTACCAACTACGGAAGATGGCGAAGATTGGATAAGGGTGGAAGAAGTCCGGCAAAGCCTTAAATCTGTTCCTGCGGTCATCCACGAAGAAAGGAGCGGAGATGAAATTAGCAATATGGATCATCGCAATATGTGAAGTTATCAGAGCATTGCAGAACCTGTTGCAGTTGTGGATGGTAAAGAGAGACACGGGAGCAAGGGACAACGCATACGCCGAGTTCGTGAAGTCGCTAAAGCAGACAGACCGGGAGTTTGTAAAGGGCCTGTTAGAAGAGTTCGAAAGGAGCGAAGAATGATGTCTTTTGAGAATGCGCAAATATGTGCAGTAGAAGAGCAGAGAACAGAAACCGCCAAAGCACTATTAGAAAATATGGGGGCTATCCTCAGAGAAATGGGAGATGAAGTCGCCATGATTTCAGATGCCGTGTACAGAGGAGGGAAAAATGTAGAAAAAGGACAGGCTCTGAACGACGAACCGCGCGCTATGCCGCCAATGATTGTCACGATGAAATTGCAGATAGACACCGCAAATCTTTTGTTAAAAGAAATTGTAAAAATACGGGAGGCGTTGTGGTGAACGATTCGGTCAGCAGACAGGCGGCACTTGACGAAATCGACAAAAACAGGCAAGCCCTTCTGTCCATCGGAATGAACGGTTCGGAACACATTCTCGTCCGCTACGGCAGAAGAGTAATAGAGGAACTGCCGACCGTTGATGTTCCCGAAAGAAAAGTCGGGAAGTGGCTCAATGGGAACTATAGGCAAATATGTTCAGAATGTCGTTATAAAGGATATCGGAGCTGGAAGTTTTGTCCGAACTGTGGCGCGAAGATGGAGATGGATTAGTATGAACAAAGAAAAAGCGATTAGAATACTTCGAGGTGATGTGTTAGGAACGAACGAACAAACGCACGAGGCTGTGCTTATGGCAATTAAAGCACTTAAAGCCGAACAGAAGCACGGGAAGTGGCTTGAGCCTACAAGGGAAGGCTGCTTGACATATGACAAAGCCGCTTATGCGGAATGCTCAGAGTGTGGGAAAAAGGAATACTTAGGGTGGGACAAAAACTATTGCCCGAACTGCGGCGCAAAGATGTTTGCAAAGGACATAGATGTCCCTAACAAGGAGAAGAGTGAGTCATGTGGTACTTAATTACGGCAATAATCAGCGGAGCGGTCGGGGCGTTTTTAATGGGCGTGGTCGCAGGCGCGAAAATGCAGGAAGAATGCAGAAAGGCCTACGAGGCAGGAAGAGAGGTGGAACGTGAAAAGGAAACTGATGAAGCTGATTGACTTTTACCTGCATACATACCGGTGCGACCCGGAGAAAAACAAGGAGTGCAGGAAGACAGGCTGCTATATCAACGGCGGGCCGTGCAAGAGGACTTCAAAGAAGGAGTGTAGGAGTGGACAGCCGAAGCAGAAAAGTTATACAGACTGGGAGCTGCGGAGAGAATGAAAGTTTGCAGTCGCTTGCAGTCGTGTATGTGCTATAAGGGTATCGTGGATAATAATCCACAAAGCCCTTCTCCGGGAGCGTCGTGTAACAGCGGCGCTCCTGGCTTTATGGTGAGGCCTCGCGCAGCTGAGAAAGCGGGGGCAGGGGTACGTGGTGGGGTCTTATGAGAGAGTTCGCGAAGTGGTTCTATAACTCGCCGGCATGGAAAAGCACAAGGGTGAGCTACATGAAGAAAGCCGGCGGCCTGTGTGAGCGGTGCCTGAAGAAGGGACTGTATACACCGGCAGAGATAGTGCACCATAAGATATGGCTGAACGAGGAGAACATTCACGACCCGAAGATAGCACTCAGCTTCGACAACCTCGAGGCACTATGCAGGCCGTGCCATGAAGAAGAACACAGCGAGGCGAACAGAAAAGCAAAGCAGAAGCACGAGAAGCGGTACACAGTGGACGCAGAAGGGCATGTGATCGCGAGGGAAACGGATAAAAGCGGAGAAGGTACGCCCCCCGGGTGCTGAAAAAGTGGCGTTTTTAACGGGACACCGGTGCGGGGGAGTTTCGAAAAAAGCTGAACGAGAGGGACAAACCAAGAAGAAGGGCAAAATGAATGGGAAAAGCTATATTGACGCGTACTACCAGGCAATAAAAAACGGCTCCGTCGTTGTGGGCCGTTGGGTTCGCCTTTTGTATGAATATATCGTCCGCG